CTTACATACCTGGCTATCCGGCTGGACAATTCTGGGTCAACGAACGGCTCCGTATCATCCACGGCACAAAAGTACGGAGTAACGGGTCGACAGCGCACGCGTACCTCGGCAGTGAAAAGACATCCGTCTTATATGGCCACATCCACAGGCGTGAATGGGCAGAGCGGTCACGTGAAGATTACGATGGCGCAAAGACCATCATGGCCGCATCCCCTGGTACGTTGGCCCGATGCGACGGGGCCGTCCCATCTACCAAAGGATCCATCGACCTGGACGGTCGACCTATGACAATTGTTGAAGACTGGCAACAAGGTATTGGGGTTGTCACCTTTAAGCCAGGAGATGGTCCGTTCTGGTATGAACAGGTACCCTTTCATAACGGATCAGCTATGTACCGTGGTAAGTTGTACACTTCATAAAAGAGTATCATTTTAAAATGACTTACCCTTACAAAGCCGCCATAATTGAATGGGTTGACGCTTTTGATGGTGAAGACACGTGGGTATACAAGGGTGATTACAAAATAGATCCTGCTTTACCAGTGACCATTGGGTGGGTTCTTGAAGACCAACATCCAGAGTACGTCACAATGATTTCAACATTTTGTGTGTTTAACGATAAGCCAGATTTATACAGCAATGTTATGCATGTTCCAGTAGGCATGGTTAAATCGTTAACTTACATTGATATTCCTGCTAAGATAAGTAAACAGAAAAAGCGTAGGTCGGAGTCTAATGCCCGTTGATTTTTGGTCACCAAGTTATCGAGCATCTTCAAGCGACTTAACTGTCGCTATCTCTCCGCTTGGTCTAGTTGAATTAGCCGATGAAGAGTTTGAAGTTCATGGCCCTCGCCTAAACCGCTATAGCTCTTGTTGGGCATGGTACCTCGGCCACCACTGGTCGTACCGTCGTGAGATGGGTGAACAGAACATCACCCTGAACTACACCAAGACAATGTCTGATTACATTACAAACTTTTGTTTTGGTAAAGGTGTTCAATGGAAAGTACCTCCTCAAAACGGTGCAGTCATTCCTCACCTTCTTCACAAGGTCTGGGAATCAGACAACTCAAAGCACTTTGTCCTTTGGGAAATGGGTCAGCTTGCAGGGGTAACCGGAGACTGCTTTGTAAAAGTAGCTTTTGAAGATCCGTATGTGGACACACTGGGCATTACACACGAGGGTCGCATACGCATCCTAACCCTAAACCCTGCCCATTGTTTCCCTGAATACCACCCTCACGACCGTGACCGCTTATTGCGCTTTAAACTTAAGTATCGTTTTTGGGGAACTAGCCCTGAAGGTACTCGTCAGGTTTACACCTTTACTGAAATCTTGACTGAAGAAACAATCGAACAGTACATCAACGACGAATTGATCGATCAGTACCCCAATCCTACAGGGTGTATTCCGATTGTTCATATTCCTAATATGACTATCTCGTCTTCCCCCTGGGGCCAATCAGACATCTGGGATATCATTCCTCTCAACCGTGAACTGAACGAGAAGATGACCGAAGTATCGGACATCATTAACTATCATGCTGCACCAATCACAATTATTACTGGTGCTAAAGCAAGTCAGCTAGAGCGCGGACCAAAGAAAGTATGGGCTGGACTTCCAAAAGACGCTACGGTTCATAACCTTGAATCAAGCGGAAACATGGCTGGAGCTTTGGAGTACATCACTTTCTTAAAGCGAACTATGCATGAGATTACTGGTGTACCTGAAACTGCTCTTGGTCAATTTCAGCCAGTATCAAATACCTCTGGTGTAGCTCTTTCAATCCAATATCAGCCTTTGATGAACCGCTTTAACATGAAGAGGATTCACTTTACTAAAGGTCTTGAAAAGATTAATGAAATCATTATTCGTACAGCAGCAGTATTTCAACCAGAACTTCTTGTGTATGACCCCAGTAAGGGTGAGCCACCTGAAGTAGATCAGTTGCCACAGCTTGACCCATCTGACCCGCTTACCTACAAGACGCAAGTGCACTGGCCTGAACCACTTCCTGTGGATGTTCTTATCAAGCTTAATGAAGCTCAAGCCAAAATGGCTATGGGCTTGGAATCTAAAGAAGGCGCTATGCGCATGCTTGGTGAAGAGTTCCCACGTGAGAAGCTTGCTGAAATATTTGAAGAACTCCGTGATGACGCTATTGACCAGGGAGCACTTGACATGCTTCGTGCTCAAATTAATCAAGCTGTCATGATGGCAACAGGTTTGTTACCTGGCCCAGGCGGTACCAGCACGGTACCAGCTGGAGGTGCTAATGTAACAAATGCAGGCGGTCCTCAGGAAGCTGAGGGTCCAATGCCCGGTACTCAGGTAGCCCCTGATGCTGGAATGTTAAACAATATAGTTGCAAAGGCATACGGAGCTAGGTTCGCCCAGCGTCGTGTACCTGACGAAGAATAAACAGTCTTATAACACCAGACAACATAAGCTCAACTAACCGAGGTAAAGACATGGCAATTCACCCTAACGAAGATGGTATTCAGATTCCCGCAGAGCCAAAGCAAGAGGCAACCCAGGACATGAACCAAAATTCAAAGCTCTTTTCAGAAGACGAAGTCCATAAGATTCGTCAGCAAGAAAAGGACAAAATGTACAAGCGTCTTGAAGATGCAGATGGCCGCACAAAAGCCATGGAAGAGCAACTAGCTTTGCTCTCCCGTGAGCGCGAGCAGGCAATCAAGGAAGCGGAAGATCGCGCCCGTAAGGATGCGGAAATTATCCGTCAGCGAGAAATTGAAGAGTTGTCCGCCAAAGACCTCCTTGCCAAACGAGAAGATGAGTTCAATCAACGCATCAATCAGGTTGAGCAGGAGTGGGGACAAAAGTTTGCTGAGATGGAAAAGGACCGTCAAGCCAAGGACGCAATGCTGGAAAAGGAACGATACTTCCAGCAAATCGAAACTTACCGTAACCGACGAGTACAGGCAGAGCAAGAAAACATTATTCCAGAATTGATTGATTTAGTAACAGGAAATTCTGAAGAAGAAATCGAAAATAGTATTGCCGTACTTCGTGAACGCAGTAATGCTATAATCGATTCTATCCAGAGGACGAGTCAGCCGAATCGTCCTAAGGGGGCGTCATTAACGGCTCCCCCAACTGGGCCACTGGATAACCAACAGGAACACCAGACGTTGACTGCGGAGGACATCCGCAATATGCCGATGGATCAGTACGTCAAGATGCGAGACCGGCTACTGCAGGCTCGACCTAACCGTGGTCGTTTCTAACAAAACCCAACTAACCCTATCCATCGGAGGATAAACAATGGCATACCCCACACCAGCAGGCGGTGCAATTACCGGCACAACTGCAATCTCAGGAAGTCCAACTGGCTATACCGATTCCGGTAGTGCCCTCACCCCCGCAATCCAGACTATTTGGTCAAAGGAAATCCTTTTCCAGGCCATGCCAGTTCTGCGCTTCGAACAGTTTGCTGTTAAGAAGACTGAACTTGGTGTTCAGCCTGGTTTGACCATCAACTTCATGCGCTACAACAACCTCACCATCAATGAGGACGTTGGTGCAGTACTGAGTGAAGGCGTGCGTATGGATCCGAAGGCCCTCTCGGCCAGCCAGATCCAGATCACCGTTAAGGAAAACGGTCAGGCAGTTGCAGTTACTGAGCTCCTTTTGAACGCATCATTTGATGACGTCATGGCCTCAGCTTCACGCTTGCTTGGTCGCCACATGGCACAGAGCATGGACACCCAAGCTCGTAACACCTTGTACTCGAAGGGCATTCCTTTCGGTACCGCTGGTGCTTACGATTCTGGCAACGCTGTTGCTCCGAACGTGGTCTTCGGTCGCACCTCGGCTTCGGCACGTGGCGCAATCAGCCCGTATGACGCTGGTACCCTTGGCTCAGCCTCGGCTCCTGGCTACCTCAGCCCCGCAACTATTAAGGACGCAGTTGAAGTCCTCGCTGGTCAGAACATCCCGCGTTTGGGCGACACCTACGTGTGCTTCGTCCACCCGTCGCAGAGCCGCTCGCTTCGTGACTGGCCGGAATTTATCGAAGTTACGAAGTACGCCGCTCCTGGCAACTTCATGCTTGGTGAAATCGGTCGTTTGTACGACGTTGTGTTCATCGAAACCACCCAGGTTAAGAAGGGCCTTGACGCAACCGCATCAACTGGCGCCCTCTATGGCCTTGGTGCAAGCCTTGACACCAGC